CTGGGCCAAATGCTGACGCTTTGGTTGTATCAACTCAACTTCTTTGTCAAATGGCAGAAAAAGAAGATGGAACTCCAGCTTTTGATATGTCAGATGCACCAATGTTGCAAAGACAACTTCCAGAAAAAGTTTTAAATGATCTTGAACTTTTCTTGAATGATATTCAGCTTGATATAGACACAGCAAAAAAAGAATAAACGGGGATAACTGGCTTAGATTTGAGTTTTTCCTAGCAACAGAACTTGGCAAGACAGTACAAGAACTCAGAGTAAATATGACTGAGGCAGAGTTTATATATTGGGCTGGGTATTACGAAATCAAGGCTGAAGAAGAAAAAAAAGCATTGCAACGACAAAAACGCAATTCAAGGTAATATAGAGTAAAGGTTTTTTTTATTTGTGGCAGAGGCAGTTGTTAGGTTAAGAGTTGATGCCAGTGGTGCGACTAGGGCTTTAAATGGTGTACAAAATCAAACAAACAAACTACAAAACTCATTTAATGGACTAAGGAATGCCATTGCTGCAACTGGTATTGTACTTATTGGCAGACAAGCGGTTAAGACATCAGCAAATTTTGAAAAGCTTAAGGTCAGATTAGGTTTACTTACAAAAGAAAGTGGTAGTTTTGCAAAATCACTCCAGATTGCTACAGATGCACAGAAAGCTTTTGGATTAAGTGCAACTGAGGCTCTTGAGGGTGTAACAGATATTACAGCAAGACTAGCTCCGTTAAAAGTTGGTGTTGATGATATAAAAACTGTGTTCTTTGGATTTAATACAGCAGCAAAATTAGCTGGTGCATCAAGTATAGAAGCCTCAAACGCATTTAGGCAATTAGCACAGGCTCTTGGCTCAGGAAGGCTTGCTGGTGATGAGTTTAGGAGTGTTTCAGAACAAGTGCCAACAATACTTGCTCCGATTGCTGAAGAACTTGGAGTCAGTATAGGAAAACTCAAAGAACTTGCAGCAAATGGAGAGTTGACAAGTGAAGTAGTACTTAGATCACTGGGAAGAATAGGAAAAGAGGGAAGCGGATTCTTGAAAGAATTGTTGAAAAATGACCCAACACAAGTATTCAAAAACTTTAGTAATGCAACAGAAGATTTGTCCAGAGCATTTGGAACTCAATTAAGACCAGCCGTTGAAGAGGTAACAATATTGCTTACTAAATTAATTGATAAAACTACAGAATTTGTTAATTCACCGATTGGACAGACTGCCTTAATATTTGCTGCTATAGCTTCAGCTGCCAAAGGTGTTGCAGTGCTAATTCCTTTAGTGACTGCTGGTTTGATTAAATTAGCTGCGGCTGGAGGTGTCGCTACAGTCGCACTTAACGCATTGCCTTTTGTCGCAATAGTCACTCTTATTGGTGGATTTACGACTGCACTTATAAAAGCGAAGAGAGAACAAGATAATTTTAATAAAGCACTCAAAGAAGGTGATGAACAACTTTTGAAGAGTGAATTCAACAGACTATTTATTGAAAGGCAGAAACTTCTTAGGAGATTAGCTACTGCTCAAGAAAATAATAATAAAAGAGCAATCAATTCACTACAAAGACAGCTTCAACTTAATAAAGAAGCAATAACTCCTATAAAAGAAAAACTAGACGAAGAAAGAAAAACAACAGAAGAAATAAAACGTCAAAATGAAGAGAAAAAGAAACAAGAAGAACAAATCAAAAAAAATAAAAAGGCAGCGGAAGAACTTAGAAAGAAATTTACTGAGATTGGTGAAGAGATTGAAGATAGTATAAAAAATAATTTAAGGGAGGCTATTACTGGTGCGCAATCCTTTGGTCAAGCAATGACAAATGTATTAAATCGCATAAGAGATAAAATCATTGACGCACAGCTAGACAAGCTTATAGGTGGCTTTGGAGAGGCATTTGGTAAGAGTGCAAGCGGTGGAGAGAAAAAAGGATTAGGAGGTTTTCTTGGCGGTTTACTTGGTGGTCTTTTCAAAGCTAATGGTGGCCCTGTCAAAGCTGGTCAACCTTATATTGTTGGAGAACGTCAACCTGAGTTATTTGTTCCAAGACAGTCTGGAACTATCTTGCCATCTGTCCCAATGGGAGGAGAATCGGTTGTTAATAACATATCTGTTAGTGTTGATGCTACAGGTAGTGCTGTAAGTGGTTCATCTGCTGAAGGTAATGAGCTTGGACAACAAATTGCCGCAGCGATACAATCAGAATTAATCAAACAAAAACGTGCTGGAGGCTTATTGGCATAATGGCAACTTTTCCAAGTATTACTCCTCAATATTCAACTCAGGAAACTGTTGAGCAAGATAGTTTGAGAATTAAGCTTGGTGATGGATATGAACAACGTTTCGTCCAAGGTCTTCCAGCTAATAAAAGATTGATTAAATTAAATTTAAGTTTTAATATATCAACTACAGATGCAACAACAATAGATACATTTTTAGATGCAAGATTTGATGATCAAGCAAACTTTGATTTTACACCGCCACATCATTCATCAGCGTTAAAATTCATATGTACAAGAAGATCGAGAACAGCAGTTTTAAGCAATAGAGTAATTATGAATTTAACATTTGAACAAGTAGCAGAACCATAATGGCAATACCAGTTTCTGAATTACAAAAATTAAATCCAAGTTCGAGGATAGAACTTTTTGTTTTGGAGCTAGTGGAGGGCTTACACTATGCGTCAGGAAACCCATCTAGTGTTCCTACCACATTCAGATTTCATGCTGGTTCTAGTATGAACTCTAATGCAGAAATAGTTTGGCAAGGAAATTCATATCAAAGAGTTCCTATTACATTTGAAGGTGCTGAGTTTTCTGGTAGAGGGCAAATTCCAAGACCATTATTAACTGTTGCAAATTTAGGAGGTATTACAAGAAGTGGGTCAGTTATAACAATGACTGATTTATTAATCATTGTAAATTTAACAACACCTCATAATGATTTGGCAGATGCCAAGCTGACTCGCATAACTACGCTTGCAAGTGAACTTGATGCCGCTAATTTCCCTAGTAGCAGTAATCCTTTTGGAACACCATCATCAAATGAACTTCCGCAAGAAATATTTTTTATTGATAGGAAAACATCTGAAACTAGAGAAATTGTGCAATTTGAACTTGTAGGAGCTTTAGATCAAGCAAACAAAAAGTTACCAGCTAGACAAGTCACAAGAAATGAATTTGCTGGCGTGGGCAGTTTTATTAACGGATAATGAATTTTTTATGGAAACAAGATGCAATAGAACACGCAAAGCAATGTGACCCAGATGAGTCTTGTGGAATAGTGGGTAAAAAAAATAATCAAGAAAAATATTACCCTTGTAAAAATATATCTAATGAATTTAAGGCAGAATCTTTTGTAATAGACCCTCTAGATTGGGCAGAGGTAGAGGATAGTGTTGATGAAATTATTGGCATAGTACATAGCCACCCACAAGATATTTTAGAGTTTTCAGATTCAGATAAGCACAGTTGTAAGGCAATAGATTTAATTTTTTATCTCGTTTCGCCAAAATCAGATAAAATAGCAGTAATCAAACCAGATGAAATAGATGCTTAAAAAAATTAAAGTTTATGGCACTTTAAGAAAATTTTTAGGTCAATCTGAATTTGAAGTTGATCTAAATACACCAAGAGAAGCAATAAGTTTTTTGGTTTGTAATTTTAAAGGCATTGAGAAACATATGGCAGATCAGTTTTATACGATTCAAGTAGGTGCAAGAGTAATTACAGAAGATTTATTAAATTTCAGATCACAAGATGATATAAAGATTATTCCTGTAGTTCATGGTAATTTTTTACAAATTTTGTTAGGTGCTGGTGCTTTATTTGGAGGTTCCGCTATTTCAGGTGCTGGAACTTTATTAGGAAGTAAACTACTTGCAACTGTAGCATCTACAGCCTTAACATCTATTGGAACAAGTATGGTAATTGATGGGGTAACAAGTATGCTGACACCACAGCAAACCACCTCATCTGCTGTATCAGGACAAGATAGTCTAGACCCGTCAGCGTTGGCTTCTAATTATTCGTTTACAGGGCTTACAAATATTAGTAATGCTGGTGTCCCTGTAAATTTAGTATATGGAGAAATTTTGGTAGGCTCTATTGTGGTTTCTAATGGTGTTGATACTGTACAGGTAGAAGGTAACAACTAATGGCTATACAAGAATTTAATCAAGATACAGTATTTAACAACCCCGACTTGCCTAGTGGTGCATTATCTTCCAAGCAGTTCAATACAATCGTGGAGATCGTAGGGGAGGGGGAACTGGAGGGCAGTGCAACAGCATCAAAGGCTGGCATAACAGATAAGACCTCAACTGCATACTTTAACGCTTTCAAAAAGGATATATTTTTAAATGGAACTCAAGTCTTACAAGAGGCTGCAAGTAATACTTCACCCGAAGATAGTGACTTTAATTTTAAAGATGTTGGTTTTGATTTTAGACTTGGCACATCAAGCCAGACATTTATTGAAGGAATATCAAATATTGAAACTGAAACTGTAATTGGTACAACTGTAACCACTTCAACCCCTGTCACTCATACAGTAAGTTCTAGTGATATTAATGCAGTTCGTGTAACTTTAAGATTTCCGTCTATGCAGAAATTTGAAGATGATGGAGATATTAATGGAGTGGAGGTTAATTTACTTATTAAAACAATTGAAAATGATGGAACAACAACAACTGTTATTAATGACACAGTAAAAGGTAGATCAACAAACGCATATTTTAGAGATTATATTGTCAAACTCAAGTCAACAACATCATTTCCTGTTGCAATAAGAGTTGAAAGAGTAACAGCAGATAGTTCAGATGCAACTTTAGTCAATGCCTTTCAATTTAATCAGGCAACAAATATTATTTTTGAACAGAACGCATATGCAAATACGGCTCATGTTGCATTAAGATTCAATGCCGAACAGTTTTCAAGAATACCAAAAAGGGTGTTCAGACTCAGAGGCCGCAAGATAAAGATTCCGCACAACGCAACTGTGGACTTGCAGACAGGTGCAATATCTTATGCTGGTACTTTTAATGGAACATTTAAGACAGATAAAGAGTGGACAACAGACCCTGCATGGATTTTGTACGATTTACTCACAGATACAAGGGCTGGCTGTGGTATTGCTGAATCTAATCTGGATAAATTTAGTTTTAAAACAGTAAGTGAATACTGTGGTACATCAGTTGATGCTGGTAATGGTGATGGGTCTACAGAGCCAAGATTTAGTTGCAATGTAAATATTACACAACGTCAGGAAGCATATGGGCTGATTAATTCGCTCTGTTCTGTAATGCGTGTTATGCCTTTTTATTCGGCGGGTGGAATTGCCATATCTCAAGATGCACCAAAAGCGCCATCATACATTTTTACAAATGCAAATGTGACCGAAGCTGGTTTTTTATATGCTGGTTCAAGTTTAAAGACAAGGCATACAGTTATTAATGTCAGTTATTTTGACATGACAACACAAGAGATTGATGTTGAAACTGTCGAAGCTGATTCGGCTACACAGACAAAATATGGTGTTGTTGTTAAAAATATTCAAGCATTTGCAACAACAAGTAGAAATCAGGCCAGAAGATTAGGAAGATGGTTTCTATATAATGAACAAAATTCTGGAGAAACTTGCTCTTTTTCTACCACAGCCGCTGCTGGTGTGCTTGTACGCTGCGGTGATGTAATAGAAATATCTGATAGGCTTAAAGCTGGTGTAAGGCGTGGAGGGTTGCTTAAAAGTGTTACAAGTACAACAGTTGTTGTTCTTGATGATTCTGACAATACAGATATTCCTAGTCTTGGAGATAGCCCAACAATTTCAATAATTCTGCCTGACGGCTCGTTGGAAGAAAAAACAATTAGTGGGATTTCTGGCACGACAATAACTGTATCATCTGCATTTAGCACAGCCCCAAACGAACACGCACCATATATTCTTGAAACTTCAAATCTACAAACAACAACTTGGCGTGTAATAAGTGTTAAAGAAAATGATGACAAAACTTTTTCAATAACAGCTTTATCACATGATTCTAATAAATATACTTTTGTGGAAAATAATTCTGCATTACCAACAAGAACTATAAGTACTCTTACAACAGTTTTGAATCCGCCAGAAGGTCTAAGAGTAGATGAAAAAATTGTAACTATTAACAACAAGGCAGTATCAAAATTAATACTTGATTGGCAAACGCAATCTGGTGCAAGTAAATATGAGGTTCAATATAGATTTGCAAATGGTGATTTTAAAAAAATAGAAACTCTTTCAAGTGATGCCGAAATATTAAATTCAGATGCTGGTGTTTATGAGATAAGAGTATTTAGTTTTAACAGTCTTGGCAAACCTTCATCAGAGCCAGCAACACTCACATTTAATGCCGTTGGTAAAACAGCACCACCTTCAGATATAACTAATCTTACTTATGAACCAATATCTGATAAAGAAATTAGACTTAGATGGGATGCTGTACCAGACCAAGATGTTAGAGCAGGGGGCCGTATTCATGTAAGACATTCTCCAAAAACGGATGGAAGCGGTACTTTTCAAGATGCAACCGATCTTGTCTTTGCTTTGAGTGGGGCATCAACAGAAAAAGTTGTTCCGTTGTTAGAAGGTGAATACATACTAAAAACACAAGATGATGGTGACAGGTTTAGCACAGGAGAAACATCACTTGTAATAGATTTACCAGACGCACAGCCAAAATTATTAGTACAAGCAAGAAGAGAAGATCAGGACAGTCCTAAATTTCAAGGTTCTAAAACTAATATTGGTTTTGATTCTGGTACAAATTCAATCAGTTTGGCTGGTACAGGAAACTTTGACAGCAGTACAGATATTGATTCTGAAACCTCTATTGATGATATTGGTGGGGTTTCTTCAACTGGAACATACTTATTCAATGAAACTTTGGATTTAGGTGCTGTATTCAGCCTTGATCTAAGAAAACTGATACAAACTGATTCTGTTTATTCATCTGATTTGATAGATTCAGTTACAGATATTGATGCAAGACAGGATTTTGATGGTACAGCTTCAGTTGATACTAATGCTGAAGTTTTTGTCCAAACTTCACAGGATGCAAGTAGTTATTCTGGCTTTCAAAAGTTTGCAAATGGAACATTTAAAGGAAGAGCATTTAAGTTTAAATGTGTGTTAACAACACAAGATACAAACCAAGATATAAGAGTTAGTCAGCTTGGATATTTCGCAGAGTTTCAGAGAAGAACAGAACAAAGTACAACAACTATTGCATCTGGGGCTGGGGCTAAGTCAATAACCTTTGATTCGCCGTTTTTCACAGGCACAAGTGCTTTATTAGGTGCAAACTCTAACCCGCCAGCAATAGGAATTACAGCTTTTAATATGGCATCAGGTGATTTCTTCGAGCTTTCCAGTATTACAGGAACAGGTTTTACTGTGCATTTCAAAAACAGTTCTGGAAGTTCTGT